CCCTTGTATCACTAATGGAGGCTACAGGCCAAGGAGCAACGGCCAGCGTTAACGAGTTTGTTAATGCACTGTTGCGCGAGGGCGTCACCGCATTTGTGGACAAGGCCGGGAGGAATTGGAGCCTGCATACATACGCAGATATGGTGTGCCGTACAACGTCGCGCCAAGCAGAGGTGTTGGCAGTATTAACTGCAGATGATAGTCAGGACCTATATAAAATAAGTTCCCACGGGACGACGTGCAAAATATGCGCACCATTAGAGGGTCGTGTATATAGCAAGAGCGGCAAAGACCCCAATTATCCGCCTCTTGCGGCAGCGTTTGGGAAAATAGATCCCAATGGCCCAGATGATTTGACGAATAGTTATTTAAACATACATCCAAACTGCCTGCACGTGCTTCTGCCGTGGACACCGGCAGGACGAAGCGAAAAGGAAATAAAAGAAACCCAGGATTTTTCTAGTTTTAAAAAGAACCCACCCACAAAAGATCCGCGAACCCAGGAACAAATTGACGCATACAGGAAAAAGGAAACAGCACGCGCCAAATGGTTGAGGGACTATAGACAGTGGGAGGACTATAAAATAGCCCTGGGCGACGATGTGCCGAAGACGTTTGAGACGTTCCAAAAACATAAAAATGCGGATGATGAAAAATATAAGAAATGGCAGAAATTATATAGAAATCGTTAAGGAGGCGGTGTGATGGACTACAAGGATGAATACATCGAGTTATTAAAAAAAGCACTGGCAGCGGAGACGGAAACGGTCAGATTGTATACAGCTATAATGGCAATTGCGCCTGCGTCAGATATGGAAAAGTTTCTTGAACTTAACGCCGATGAAACCGACCATCAGGCAATTATTGCTGACCTTCTGCTTGAAGCAACAACGGGTGAGTCAGCCGACCAGACAGAACTTGTGCCCGGTATAGAATAGGCGGTGAAATTAAATGATATATTATTACGGAAATGAGATAAGCCCCAACCAGATAGAAACGGTTGAGGGCTTTTTAATTTGCAAGAATGTCCCTATTGCTCGCACAGGCTTACAGGAATATATGGCCCGTGACTTGGCGCTGGACGGCGACCCGGAACGAATGGTACAAGTCCATAGATATGAAACGGATGTTTTTGAGCCTGCAGCATTAGCCAGCTTTGAGGGCAAACCGGTCACAGACGGCCACCCGCCTGAGGAGGTAGACCCTTCAAATTTTTCAAGCTACGCAAAGGGACATATACAGAGGGTCAGACGTGAGGGCGATTATATCGTCGCTGACCTGTATATCAATGACCCAACATTAATCAATGAAATTCGCAACGGCATTAAAAGAGAGGTGTCGTGTGGATATGGCTGCGAGTACGTCCCAGACGGCGACAGTTATAAGCAGACCAAGATACGAGGCAATCACGTGGCGGTTGTGCCCAGGGGCAGAGCTGGACACGCAGTTGCAATAAAAGATGAAAGCCCATTAAAAGGAGGTAGCATTATGGGAAAATTTACTGCAGAACTTCTAAAGGTCTTTGGCACAGCCTCCAAGGACGCCTCAAGCGAGGACATTGAAAAAATGGCTAACACTACAGCCGCAGTGCTGGACGCTGCACCCGCAGAAATGGCGCAGGAAGCGGAACCCACAGCGGACGTTATGG